ACAGCAAAGGAAGAATATCCGTCATGAACGGTATGAGTATTTTAGTGGGAAAGCAGACCCAGAAGTTTATGTAGAGAATCCTTTTCCCAAGAAGATAAGGGATAAGGATACGATGCAGAAGTATTTGGATGCAGATGAAAAGTTATCTAATACTTCCCTAAAGATAGATTATTATGATACAATGTTAGTATACTTAGAAAGTATTCTTAAAGTGATACAAAATCGTACATATCAAATTAAGAATGCAATTGAGTTTATGAGATTTAATTCGGGATTGGGATGAATATTGCACCTCTATTTCCAACTCCTATAGGAATTAAAGTTGATTTTATAACTTCTAAAGAAAGACTTGAATTATGGGATCGTATTAAGAAGATTGATCACAATCCCCATGGAGCTATTATTGGTGAAGGTTATTCTACCCATGGAAAATTTCCCAAGTTTTTGGATAAAAAGATTCAAGATCGTATTCAGTCTGCATTAGATGAATATAATGAAACATGTGGTAATTTCCCTAGCAAGATAGTTGATATATGGTCTAATATTCAGAATTCTGGAAGTAAATTAAAACAACACTCACATGCTGGATGTGATATTTCGGGTGCTTTGTATATTAATGTAGCAGAAGATGATAAATTATATTTTCATAATCCCAATCCACTTGTATATTTTACTTCTACAAAAAAACTTACTCCATACAATTATGAAGCTCATTGGATTTCTGTTAAGAATTGCCAGTTAGTTTTGTTTCCTAGTTGGTTAAGACATGGAAATGATAATATTATTAATAAAATGGATGGAAGAATAGTTATTAGTTTTAATTCAGTAAACAAATAATAAAGGTTGACAATACTTAATAAATACCCATAGATGCATGGGATAGGTGATTGACACTTCTGCCAATCTTGTAATATCCAAAGCGAATGAGGTATTCTTAAGGGTAGATACAAATCAACCTCATATTGAATATGAGTTGAGAGATCATTTTACTTTTGAGGTAGAGGGTGCAAAGTTCATGCCTCAATACCGAAAGCGTAATTGGAATGGAGAGATCCATTTATTCGATATGAGATCGAAGAGGATTTATGTTGGGTTGTTAGATAGAATTGTTCAGTTTTGTGAGAATCACGGTTATACTTATAAATTTCAAGATAATGAATATTATGGTACTCCCTTTGAGGTAAATGAGGGAATATCATATGAGGGTGTTAAGGATTATATGAAGTCCATATGCTCTCACTCCCCAAGGAAATATCAAATAGAGGGAGTATATGATGCTCTAAGGCATAATAGAAAGCTATTGATATCACCCACTGCTTCAGGCAAATCCTTGATAATATATTCTCTTGTAAGATATTACGTTGGGAAAGGACAAAAAATCTTGTTAGTTGTTCCAACGACATCTCTCGTAGAACAGATGTATAAAGACTTTCAGGATTATGGTTGGGATTCTGAGACATACTGTCACCGTATATACGCCGGAAAGGAAAGAACCAATGAATATCCTGTTACTATCACAACCTGGCAATCGGTCTATAAGTTAGAAAGATCCTTCTTTGAGGATTATAACGTAGTCATTGGTGATGAGGCTCACTTGTTTAAGAGTAAGTCACTAGTATCTATAATGACAAAATTACATCATGCTAAGTATAGATTTGGATTGACTGGTACATTAGATGGAACACAAACTCATAAGTGGGTATTGGAAGGATTATTTGGTCCGTCGTATAAAGTAACTAAAACTGATGAATTGATGAGACAAGGACATCTTTCTCAATTAGATATTCAATGTCTTGTACTCAAACATCATCCACAAAAATTTGAGACTTATCAAGATGAAATAGAATATCTTATTGGACATGAGCAAAGAAATAATTTTATAAAAAATTTAGCAATAGATCTAAAGGGAAATACTCTTATACTCTACAGTAGAGTAGCTACTCATGGTCAGGTCTTATATGATTTAATAAATAAAAATAAGCAAATTGATCGTAAAGTATTCTTTGTACACGGTGGTGTTGATGCTGAGGAGAGAGAATCCGTAAGGGAAATTACCGAGAAGGAGGAAAATGCCATCATCGTTGCCTCGTATGGAACCTTTAGTACTGGCATTAATATTAAGAAACTCCATAATGTTATCTTTGCCTCACCGTCAAAATCGAGAGTTAGAAATCTTCAGAGCATTGGACGAGTACTTAGGAAAAGTTCTACCAAAGTAAAAGCAATCTTATATGATATAGCAGATGATTGCACAAAAAACCAAAGGAGGAATTACACACTCAATCACTTTATAGAAAGAATTAAGATCTACAATCAAGAAAATTTTAATTATGAGATAATTAGCATACAATTAAGGGGAAAATAAAATTATGTCAATCGAAGATGATTTTTATGCAACAATAAAATTTAAGTCCGGCGAAGAGGTATTTGCAAAAGTAGCTGCGTCCGAGGAAGAGAATAGGACAATGCTCATCGTCCATAATCCAATTTGTGTTAGTGAAGTTAAAGCAAAGGCAGGAATAGTTGGATATAAAGTAGAACCTTGGTTAAAGACTACTAGAGAAGATATGTTCATTATTAATCTTTCAGATGTTCTTACATTATCTGAATCAAATGATATAGAAATGATTATGATGTATCAAAACTTCTGTAGAGATTCCCAAAGAGATCAACAGAATCAAGCAAAGTTAAATAGAAAAATGGGGTATATATCTACTGTAAGAGATGCTAAAGAGAATTTAGAAAAGATATTTAAGCAAAGTCCTAAAGAACCTAAGAGCTCTCCCGATCAACCCTGACAGAGTTATTCTATTCATGAATTGAGAACTTGTCAAGTGTAACTAGAAATGTTATACTACTACATAGTAGTGATAAAGACTCATGGTAATAAAGTCGGGAACTATGCCTAGGAAAAAAAGGTCTGAACATTATGTTAATAACAAAGAGTTCCTTGCTGCACTTATAAAGTATCGTGAGGATGTTGAGATTGCAAAATTACGTGATAAACCTAAACCGGTTATCCCTCGTTATATTGGTGAATGTTTTCTGAAGATAGCAAACCATTTATCCTTTAAGCCTAATTTTGTCAATTACATGTTCAAGGAGGACATGATCTCTGATGGAATCGAAAATTGCGTTCAATACATACATAATTTTAATCCTGAGAAATCCCAAAATCCTTTTGCTTACTTTACGCAAATTATACATTACGCATTTCTCCGCAGAATACAAAGAGAAAAACGCCAATTAGAAATTAAAAATAAGATTCTAGAAAAGTCTGGTTATTCGGAGGTTTTTGATGATAATAACCAGATTGACGGATCAACTTATTCAGATTATAATCAAATCAAGGACGCTGTTCACTCTAAGTTGCGTAATTGATGAAAGTTAGTCATAATGCACATGTGGTTGTTGGCGATTATTTATTTGCCGATAAGGTAAAAGAGCAGGTTCTATCTCTTTTAAAATTATGCAATCCTATTCCTCAAGATAATAGTAATGTAAAAGCATCTCTTCATACTGAATGGGACTGGGAGCCAGGTAATATTACATTTAGAAATCTTAAAGAGTATATAAGAGAAGAGATAGAAACATATTATCGACCAGGAGCTACTTCTGGTGGTTCAAGAATTCCTATACGTGTGGGAAATTTTTGGGCAAATGTTTATGAGAAAGGTGATTATGCCCAGAGTCATTGTCACAAACCTAATGATTTTAGTTTTGCATATTTTGTAAAATCAAAATGGTATGATTCACCTCTTGTTTTTACTGATAGTGGAAAAAGAATACGTCCTAAAGAAGGAAAGTATGTTATTTTTCCATCGTACTTAAGGCATCATGTTCCGAAACATAGATACACTGATACTCGAATTACTTTATCAGGAAATTTTACCATAAACAGAACATGAAGATAGCAATAATTACCGATCAGCATTTTGGTGCTAGAAAAAATTCTAAATTATTTCATGATTATTTCTTAAGGTTTTATAATGATGTATTTTTTCCGACTCTTAAAGAACAAGGTATTACTACCATTGTTGATATGGGCGATACCTTCGATAGCCGTAAAGGTATCGACTTTTCGGCTTTATCCTGGGCAAAGAATAACTATTACGATAAATTAAAAAAATATACGATTCATACGATTGTAGGTAATCATACAGCATATTATAAGAATACAAATGAAGTAAATGCTATAGATTTATTATTGAGAGAATATAAGAATGTAAAAATATATTCTGATCCAACAGAGATAAAAATAGATAATCTAGGAATTCTTCTTGTACCTTGGATCTGTGAAGAGAATAAAGAAAAAACATTTAAGATGCTTGGGAAGAGTAAATGTGATGTTGTAATGGGTCACTTAGAACTCAATGGTTTTAGTGCAACTCAAGGACATATCATGGAGCATGGTACTGATTCAACAGTTTTTGAGAGATTTAAGCGTGTTTTCTCTGGGCATTTTCATATTAGATCTGATAGGGATGGGATTTATTACTTGGGTAATCCTTATGAGATGTTTTGGAATGACTGTGAGAATACTAGAGGTTTCCATATTTTTGATACTGAAACTTTAGAACATACTCCTATTAATAATCCATATAGGATGTTTTACAAAATTTTCTATGAGGATACTAATTATCAGACTTTTGATACTAGAGAATATGAGAATAAAATTGTAAAAGTTATTGTTCGTAAAAAGACTGATACTAAGAAGTTTGAAAAATTTGTCGATAAGCTGTATAATTCTAATGTAGCCGAAATTAAGATTGTTGAGAATTTTGATTTCGGTGGATGGTATTTCAAAGACGATGATGAAGCATTTGAATCTGAGGATACCATGTCCATCCTTAATAGGTATATTGAGGAGGCGGATATAACTCTTGATAAATCTGTTGTATCTAAGATGTTACAAGAGATTTACCAGGAAGCATGTGAGTTAGTCTAGTGTTTATTCTAACTATTGCGGGTAAAGAAAAGGATGGAGCTTATTCTGTACCTGACGAAGAAGGAGATCAAATCCTTTATTTGTTTCAAGATGAAGATGATGCCATTCGTTATGCCATGATGTTAGAAGATGATGATTATCCAGAAATGCATGTACTTGAAGTTGAAGATGAAGTAATGATTAGAACCTGTGAAACTCATGGGTATAACTATGCAGTTATTACCTCTAATGATATTGTAATTCCTCCAGATACTAAGCATGATTTTATTTGAGAAAGTTCGTTGGAAGAATTTCCTTTCTACGGGCAATCAATATATTGAGATAGAACTTACTAACCATTCTACCAATTTAGTTATTGGTACTAATGGTGCTGGAAAGAGTACTGTTCTTGATGCGTTGACCTTTAGTCTGTTTGGTAAGCCTTTTAGAAAGATTAATAAACCACAATTAATCAACTCTACTAATGAAAAGGATTGTAGAGTAGAAGTAGAGTTTTCTATTGGTATAACAGAGTGGAAAGTTGTAAGAGGAATAAAACCTAATTTATTTGAGATATGGAGAGATGGTAATTGCTTAAATCAATTTGCTAATGTTAATGATCAACAGAAATGGTTAGAACAGAATGTTCTAAAGATGAACTATAAGTCTTTTACTCAAATTGTTATCTTGGGATCTAGTACATTTGTTCCCTTTATGCAATTGACTAGCAATCATCGTAGAGAAGTGATTGAAGATTTATTGGATATTAAAATATTCTCTTCAATGAATAATCTTATTAAAGAGAAGATTCGTACTATCAAAGAAGATATTAAAGTTCTTTCTCTTAAGAAAGATAATCTAACTGATAAAATTACGATGCAGGAGAAGTTTATTCAAGAGTTGGAACTGCAAAGTAAAGAAAGTATAGATGAAAAGAATAATAAGATTAAAGTTCTCCAGATTGAGGTTGATACTCATATGGAGCATAATGAGTTAACAAATTCTAACATTTCTGATCTTGTAAAAGAACAGGAGAAAGTAACAGGTGCTACAGAAAAGTTACGTAAACTTGGGGGTCTGAGGGGTAAGATTTCTAATAAGGTAGCAACGATTACGAAAGAGCATAAGTTCTTCACAGATAATGTAACATGCCCTACATGTACCCAACCAATCGATGAAGACTTCAGAATAAATAAGATTAGCGATGCTCAAACTAAAGCTAAAGAGTTGCAATCTGGTTATAAAGAACTAGAAGAAGCAATTAAAAACGAAGAAGAGCGAGAGCATCAATTCACTGACCTATCAAAGGAGATTACTAAACTAACGCATGGCATTTCTAAAAACAATACTCGCATCTCTGGGTGTCAACGACAAATCAGGGATTTGGAATCGGAAATTCAAAGAGTTACCGAACAACTTGCAAATAGAAATACTGAGCATGACAAGTTAGCAACTTTCCAAGACAACTTAAAAATTACATACGACGACCTATCTTCACGTAAGGACACGATAAACTATTACGATTTCTCGTATAGTTTGCTTAGAGATGGTGGAGTTAAATCTAAAATCATCAAGAAGTATCTACCGCTGATAAATCAGCAAGTAAACCGTTATCTACAGATGATGGACTTCTACATAAACTTTACTCTTGATGAGGAGTTTAACGAAACCGTCCAGTCCCCAATACATGAAGATTTTTCTTATGCTTCTTTTTCAGAAGGTGAGAAAATGCGGATCGATCTAGCCCTCTTGTTTACTTGGAGAGAAGTTGCTAGAATGAAGAATTCTGTCAATACTAATCTTCTTATTATGGATGAGGTGTTTGATAGTTCATTGGATGGATATGGAACTGATGAGTTCCTTAAGATTATTCGTTTCGTTATCAAGGATGCTAACATCTTTGTGATATCTCACAAGACTGATATGCATGATAAATTTGAGAATGTAATGAGATTTGAGAAAGTTAAAGGATTTAGTAAGGTGGCATCATGAAAATTTTAGTTACTGGACATAAAGGTTTCATTGGAAGCCATGTATATGATTACTTGAGGAATGATACCACTCTTGGGTTCTCAGTAGAAGGAATGGACTTACCGGATGATATAGGGGACTTCCAAGGACCAGAAGGAATGTTTGCCAAGCATTATGATTGTATTATTCATCTTGCTGCATTTGCTGCTCTCAGGGATAGTATTGAGAACCCTGCGAAGTTCTGGGAAAATAATGTAGAGAAGTCAAAACCAATATTTGATTACTGTAGAAAGAATAATGTCAGACTTTTATATGCTAGTTCTGCAGGAGCACATGGATGGTGGATGAATCCTTATGCTATTACCAAGAAGGTGAATGAAGTACAAGCACCTCCTAATAGCGTAGGAATGCGATTCTTTAATGTTTGGGCAGAGAATGATAGTAGACCTGATATGTTGTATAGAATGCTTCAGGAGAACACTGCTAAGTACATCACAAGGCACAAAAGAGATTATATTCATGTAACAGATGTTGTGAGAGCAATTGCATATTTAATGCCTAGTACTTATATTGGACCGATTGATGTTGGTACTGGAGAAGCAGTTTCTGTTATGGATATAGCAAAGGCAATGGGTAGAGACCTTCCAGTTAAGGAAGATACACCAGGAGAACCAGACAGTTTATGTGCCGACACAACTGCTTTGAGTGAATTGGGATGGTTCCCAACTATTAATATAATGGATCATCTTAATGGCAACGTATAAGCATTCGTCTGGAAAGAGATTTCTTTTTGTTCATATCCCTAGAACAGGTGGGAGATTTATTGAGGTTAACCTGGAAAAGAATGGATGGGAAGTAGAACCAATTGATCAATATGGTATTCCTCATTATCAACATTCTTTTATTGAGGATTGTGAGATTGCACATTTCCATAGAGATCTATATGAAAAGTATTGTGATATAGATCATATAGAACAGATTGCTGTGGTTAGAAATCCTGTTGATAGATTCTTTTCTGCATCTACTTACTTCATGCAAATGTATAAACCAGATATACAACAAAAGTTAGAAGATGATTTTGTTGATGTACTTGATAATTTTCCTCATTCAGAAACCCTTAATTGGTGGAGACCTCAATTAGATTTCATTACTGATACTACTCATGTATGGATGTTTGAGGATGGATTAGGAACAGATTTTGGATATTGGATGAGTGAGAAACTACAAGTTCCTTTTGAGATTGATAAGTATGCAGAGTATCCTATGAATAAGTTTGAGGGTAGTTTCAAACTTGAGAGAACTCCTAAACTCATAGAGAATATTAAAGAGTATTATAAGGAGGATATAGAAAGATTCTATGGCAACATTTAAGCATCCCTCAGGAAAGAGAATTCATTTCATTCATATTCCTCGGACTGGTGGGAGGTTTATTGAGCAGAATCTTATCCAACTTAATGACTTTGTATGGGACGATTATAAAGAGAAACCTGCATGGGGACAAAAGAGAGTAACTGTTAATAATCTATATGGACAAGTAGAAGGTGTAGAAATTGCACATTTCACTAGAGAGTTATATGAGAAGCATTTGGATGTAGAAGGAATTCCTCATATCACTGTTATACGAGATCCTATTAAGAGGTTCATTTCAGGATCGATGTTTATTAATAAGTACTTTGATATAAACAAGAAATTATTTAATGAGGATATCCAGGAAAGGATGGAAGATCCGGAGAAATTTGAGACCACTTTAACTAAGTATCCTTTTACATGGCACAAACCTCAATTGGATTTTATTACACAGGATACTCATATATGGAGATTTGAGGATGGATTGGGAGATGACTTTGCCGCATGGTTAAGTGGCATAATAGGAATTGACATAACCATTAGACAGGACGTACAGTACGATGAGCACTCCTTTGCGGGTGATAAGCTTATACCAACACCTAAGCTTATAGATAATATACGATCCCTTTACGAGAAGGACATTGAGCAACTCTATCCCGAACTGGCAGCATAATTCGGGTAAACCCCCGAAGAGGAAGCTGAAACCCCAAGCCTTGCGTCAAGCACGAGAAAGGCTACAGATTATTAAGAAGCGTTATATGACCCACCAGAAGCGTGGGTCTTCTAGTATCATGGGTATATCAAACGAAAACACAGATGGCAGTTCAGCAAGAAATCAAAGCACAACTAGCAAAGTTGCTTGCTACTGAGGACATAGTAGTAGAGCATAAGAGAGTTGAGTGTGCTCAGTTTGATGTTCGTACTCGTGTCTTAACTCTTCCTCTTTGGGAGAAAGCAAGTCGTTATGTATATGACATGCTTGTTGGTCATGAGGTAGGACATGCACTTTTTACTCCTGATGAAGATTGGTTTCTGGAACATGATATTCCTCATCAGTTTGTGAATGTGGTAGAGGATGCGAGAATTGAAAAGTTGATGAAGCGTAAATATATGGGACTTGCAAAAAGTTTCTATAGAGGATATAATGAGCTTCATGAGCAAGACTACTTTGAGGTAAATGGTGAAAATATTGCTGATCTTAATCTTGCTGATCGGGCTAATTTATACTTTAAGGTGGGTTCGTTCCTTCCTGTGGCTTTTTCGCCTTCTGAAAAACCGATTATCGATCTAATCCAACATGCCGAAACGTTTACTGACACCTTATCCGCAGCAGAAGCGTTATATAATTTCTGCAAGCAAGAATCCCAAAAGGAATCCGCAGAGAACGAACAGAAAGCTAAATTGGATTTTAAGCAAGACCTTGAAGATCTTGGGGATAGCAGCAATAGTAGCACTCCTGATAGTGAGCCTACCGTTCCTGACACTGATAGCAGTTCTTCTGTGGAAGATAGGAGCGATAGTACTCCTAGCGATGATTGGGTGGATGATACTGATTCTTCTTTAGAAGTTCAGACTGCTGATGCATTAGATAGTAAATTGAAGGATCTTGTTAATAATGAACGTGTAGTAGAAAATGTATATGTAGAAGTTCCAAAGGTTAAGTTAGATAAAATAATTGTTAGTAACGAAGAAGTTCATGAGTATATTGATAATGATTGGGTAGAACAGAATAAAAGGTTTGAAGATAGTGAACTTTCTTTTAGAATTAAATTTGATGAGGTAGATGCTGATTATACACAATTTAAGAGAGATGCCCAAAAAGAAGTCAGTTACCTTGTTAAAGAATTTGAGTGTAGGAAATCAGCTAGTGCGTATGCTCGTGCTTCTACAAGTCGCACTGGGGTTCTCGATACAACGAAGCTTCAGACATATAGATTTAATGAAGATCTATTTAAGAGAGTTACGATCCTTCCTGACGGGAAGAACCATGGATTAGTCTTTATATTAGATTGGTCAGGATCTATGCAGTATGTTCTGCAGGATACTCTTAAGCAACTTTATAATCTTATCTGGTTCTGTAGGAAAGTACAGATTCCTTTTGAGGTTTATGCTTTCACTCAGGAATGGAATAGTAAAAGATATGGGGATGTGGATGAATTGTCTTCTCATTATGAAGCAAAAGAAGGTTTATTACATGTACAGGATGGATTTAATTTAATAAATTTGTTTAGCAGTAAAGTGAATGCTAAGACATTAGAGCATCAAATGATAAACATTTGGCGCATTGCTCAAGCCTTTAGAGTGGCATCGATGTATACTTACCCTCAACGTTTAGTTCTTTCAGGGACACCTCTTAATGAAACAATAGTTTCTCTTCATCAACTTCTTCCACAATTCCAGAAAGAGAATAACGTTGAGAAAGTCCAGTGTGTTATATTGACCGATGGTGAGGCACATCAACTTCCTTATCATAAAATAGTTAAGCGTCATTGGGAAGATGAACCTTATCTTGGAATGTGTAGTTGTCATCCTGATCGTACATTTTTAAGAGATCGTAAGTTAGGTAAGACTTATAGAGTAGATTATGGGTATCATCAATTTACTGATATGCTTCTTACTAATCTAAAGGATAGATTCCCTTCTGTTAATCTTATTGGGATTAGAGTTCTTCCTAATCGTGACGCAAAATCATTTATGAGGTTGTATAATTGGAATGGAGATGTTACAATGGAAAGTGATTGGAGGAAGAACAAGAGTTTTACTATTAAAAACTCCGGGTATGATGCTTACTTTGGTATTTCTTCTACAGCACTTGCTCAGGAAACTGAGTTTGATGTGGATGATGATGCAACCAAAGCCCAAATCAAAAGGGCATTTGTGAAATCTCTTAAAACTAAGAAACTTAATAAAAAGGTTCTTGGTG